ATTCAATAGAAGACAGAATAGATTATACATTGACTCTGACTATAGTAGTATGAAGGAAGATGATTATCTTATCATAGAGTGTTATAGAGTATTGAATCCTAGTGATTACCCCAAAGTTTACAATGATAGGTGGGTCAAGAATTACTTTACTGCAAAATTAAAGAAACAATGGGGTCAGAATCTTATTAAGTATCAGGGAGTAAAATTACCAGGTGGTGTAGAATTGAATGGACGAGCAATATATGATGATGGTATAGCAGAGATGCAAGCGATAGAAGATAAGATGTCAACAGAGTTTGAATTACCACCACTCGACTTTATTGGGTAATGGCACTAAATCCATTCTTCTTACAAGGTAGCAAGGGTGAACAGAACCTGTTGAGGGATTTGTCTAATGAGACAATCCAGATACATGGTATCGAGTTTATCTACATGCCTCGCAGCCTTGTAAATCAAAAAGATGTGATGAGGGAAATCACAAGTTCAAAGTTTGATAAGTCATTTCCCATTGAAGGTTACATTACATCATACGAAGGATTTGATTCAGGATATAATTTACTTACAAAGTTTGGTGTAAGGTCAACAGCAGAGATGAAGATAGTCATCTCTATAGAGAGATATGATCAAGGTATTGCACCACTACTATCACAGACAAGACCCAATGAGGGTGACCTCATGTATTTCCCTCTAAGGGATATTATATTTGAGATCAAGTATGTAAATGATATAGAGAATTTTTATCAATTACGTGAGAGATATACATATGAACTTACCTGTGAACCCTTCGAGTTTGAGGATGAAGTTATTGATACTGGTGTCACTGCTATCGACGATGACTTTGATGATGAGGGTTACAACGTCACCATGAAACTAGGTGACAAGGGAACAAGGGCAACAGCGACAGCAACTATAGGTAATGGTGCTATATACAAAATTGATTTAGTTAGTGGTGGTGCAGGTTATACTAATGCACCCACCATAGTCATTGAACCACCTGACAGTGGAACTCAAGCGACTGCAGTTGCAATTACATCTACCTCAGGATCAAGACTCAATACATCATTGAGAGTATTTGATATACGTATAACGAATCCTGGTGCAGGTTATACACAGATACCAAATATACAATTCATACCTGAGGATGGTAAAGGAGTAGGAGCAAATGCAGTTGCAGGTCTTGGTACAAGTGGTGTAATCACAGGTATCACTCTAACTAATAGTGGTGCTGGTTACTTCACTCCTCCATTAGTTACAATCACTAACCCTGCTGCAGGTGGAGAAGTTGGTGTGCTCACAGCACGTATCAATACAACAACTAACAGAGTCACACATATTGACATATTGAATGCAGGTCATAGTTATGCCTCTGCACCTACAATAACAATCGGTGCTGCTAATACATTTGGTAGTGGTACATTCAAGTATGGTGAGATCATAACTGGAGAGTCCTCTCTCACAACAGCATTTGTTACTGACTGGAATACTGCAACCAATACATTGCTTGCTAGAAATCTATCTGGTGACTTTGCAGTTGGAGAAAACATAAGTAATGTTGGATTCGGTACTGCTCAGTATGCACTAGATAGTATTGACTATGATGACGATGATGCTTACAACTCAGGTGATGAGATAGAAACTATCTCTGACAGCAGCATCTTAGATTTTACAGAGAAAAACCCATTTGGAGAAGTATGAAAACATTTAAACAATTTATGGAGGATCTAAACAATCAAAGTAAAACTCCTAAAATGTATGGTAAACAATCTGGTAGTTATGATTCATTCATCAGAGATGCTGGACAAAAAGCAAAAGAGATTGATATTTTCAAAAAGATGACAGGTTTTCAGTTACCCCTTGCTAAGAAACCAACAAAAAATGTGAGTACAGTATAATGGTAGGTAATTATTTTTACAACGAAACGATAAGAAAGACTGTAATTGCTTTCGGTACATTGTTCAACAACATAAAGATAAAGAAATTTGCCAGTGATGGTAAAGCAATCAGTCAAATCAAAGTGCCTGTTGCTTATGGTCCTATGCAAAGATTTCTTGCAAGAATCGAACAGCAAGCAAACTTCGATGACAATGTTGCAATTACATTACCCAGAATGTCTTTTGAGTTGACATCGTATGCTTATGATCCAAGTCGTAAGTCATCACCTGTCACAAAATTTACAGGCAAGGGTTCTGATAAGACAAAACACAAAAAAATATTTTTACCTGTGCCATATGAGATAGGTTTTAGATTGAGTTTTGCTACTAAGTTGCAAGATGATGCACTACAGATCATAGAACAAATATTACCATTCTTTCAACCTGCATACAGTGTGACTGTGAATATGCTTGAGGGTGTAGAGGAGAAGAGAGATATACCTTTTACTCTTGCTAATGTATCTTTCTCAGATGAGTATGAGGGGGATTTCTCAACTCGTAGATTTATACAGTATGATTTAGATTTTATTGCAAAGACATACTTCTATCAAGAGGTTCCAACAGACGAGTCTGGTATTATCAAGAAGGTACAAGTCGATTACTCTACTGCTGTTAGAGCACCAAGAGCACAGAGATATACAGTTGTACCACAGGCAGTCAAAGACTATAATGATGACACCACTACAACAATCACAGCAGAGATATCAACCAAGCAGACACTTATCTCAGTTTCATCTGCTGCATCATTATCTACAAACACATACATCCAAATAAATTCAGAAGTATTCAGGATTAGAGAGATCAATGGAACTAATCTCTTGGTGCAAAGAGGACAGTTTGGTAGTAAGATATCAGAACATTATTCTGGTACTTCAATAAGTCAAGTTGATGCTCAAGATAGTGCACTCATAGAGGTGGGTGATGAGTTTGGATTTACAGAATCAAGGTCATTCTTTGATGCTGATGGACAAGAATATAGTACAGTACAAGGCACTGATATCTAAATAATTAAAAAATACACCGAATCCTCCGAATATTTGCTCTGTAATTATTTGGAAAAGCATGTCAAATTCTTATGATGCTATTGATAAAGCACTGGATGTGAAGTCTGAAATCGTTCGTGAAAAAAAGAAAATAGCAAAGAAGACCAGTGAACAAGATGATCCTACAAAGGATTATGAGTATAGTCGTGGTCAATTATATTCTCTAGTTGAGAAAGGTCAGGAAGCAGTCAATGGAATACTTGATGTATGTCAGGACTCTCAACATCCTAGAGCATATGAAGTGGCAGGTCAATTGATCAAACACGTAGCAGATACAACTGACAAGTTGATTGATTTGCAAAAGAAGATGAAAGATCTTGACGAGGACAAGTCAGGACCTAAGTCAATTACAAACAATGCTATGTTTGTAGGTAGTACATCCGACCTTCAAAAGATGTTGAAGGACATGTCTAAACAGTCTAAATAAACACATGGAAGACTTACAAGAAGTGCCCGTAGTCGCTGCGGTAGGAAAAGGATTAGCAGTTGCTGGTAAAGCAGTTGCAAAAGGTGTTGCAGCGATGGCAAAAGGTGCAGCAAAAGCAGGTGCAGGTGCAGCAAAGGGTGCAGCAAAGGCAACTGGTAGTGCAGCAAAGGGAGCAGCAAAATCTGCAGCAAAACCTATACCAAAAGCAACCAGATTCAAGCGTCCAAACATCAAGAGTTACAAGAACAAAGAGACTGGTCAGGTAGATATTGATAGGTATCGACAAGATCAGGCAAAGTACAAAAAGATAAAACAAGATCAAAAAAATAGACCTGACATGTCAGATACCAAACCTGACGGACCTAGTGATAGTAGAACAAAAAGAGGTGAGAGAAAACTCAGAGCAATAGACAAAATCACTAACAAAAAGAAAGCAGTTATAAAAAAAGGTTTGCAAAAAACAGGTGATGTTGCTAAGAAAACAGCAGATAAAGCAGGTGAGTATGGTAAGAAATCTGTTTCTGCAACAACCAAAGGATTTGGTACATCATCATTTGCAAAAGAAGGAATAACTTTTAAAGATTATCTAAACAAATTATGATTCTATGAGTGACATTTATCTTGGTAATCCGAATCTAAAAAAAGCAAACACACAAGTATCATTCACTGAGGATCATGTAAAAGAATTCCTCAAGTGTAAAGCAGACCCAGTATATTTTACAGAGACACACATAAGAATCGTGAACGTGGATGAGGGTCTTGTTCCATTTAGCATGTACAAGTTTCAGAAGAAACTTATAAAGAATTTTCATAAGCATAGGTTTAATATTTGCAAGATGCCTCGACAGACTGGTAAGTCTACAACTGTGGTATCATACTTACTCCATTACGCTATCTTCAACGATAATGTCAACATCGGAATTCTCGCTAACAAAGCAGCGACTGCTAGAGATCTACTCGGACGACTACAACTGGCGTACGAAAACCTGCCGAGGTGGATGCAACAAGGAATTATTGCATGGAATAAGGGTTCTATGGAACTCGAAAACGGATCAAAAATAATAGCAGCAAGTACCTCGGCATCTGCAGTTCGAGGTATGTCATTCAACATCATCTTTCTTGATGAGTTTGCATTCGTGCAGAACCATCTTGCAGATGATTTCTTTGCGTCTGTGTATCCTACTATATCTTCTGGTAAATCTACGAAGGTTATAATAGTTTCCACTCCACATGGTATGAATCACTTCTACCGAATGTGGCATGATGCGGAGCGTGGTCAGAACGAGT